ATTCAGATTAAAGTAGCCAACAATTACGTCTCTTCAGGTTCTGCCTTTTTTAAAATAAGGGGTCAATCCTGTTAAAGAAACTGAGTCGGCTAAAACTTTAACATTTACCCGTTTACCCGTTTTGGGTTTTCCAAAGTTACCACTCCAAATTGGGTAGCCTGGGTCTCCTCCTTCAAAAGCAACCCACACACCTTCACCTACATCAGGAACTTGTGTTTTAAGGCTTGAGGTTTCTAAAGGCCATGCCCAATTTAATTCTGCATCGCCAAATAATTGAGGAACCTTGCACTTAATTCTTCTATGCCCTTCAGTATCTTTAATGTTTGTAACAACACCTCGATAAGTTCCTGTGTACTCATTATTCATTAGAGAACCTCAAGCACCACGTCTGGTTCTGCAAAAGTAAACAGTTCATTTGCTGCAGCAGAGATGGCTGCTAAACTCGGAGTTCCACCTGTCTTATAAAGAAAACGACATTTAGCAAACTTTACGCCTTCAACAGTTTGTAGAACAGATTCGATGTTTTGAACAGTTAACTCTTGACCAAAATCAACAAAGTTATAAGAGTAGTTCTCAACAATGGTTGCCTTTATAGCCTTCTCAACAACTGTAGCACTAAACTCTGGTTTTCTTGTGTATTGGATGTTCATTGTTACTGGGATATACACAGGTTTAAAAATACTCAAGGTTGTTCCAACAAGCATTTTATCTGTTAAAAAGTTTGCTACATCTGTTTTAAGTAGGTTCCACTCAAGAGTGGCTGTTGCTACGTTAGAAATAATTTCAACACCAGGCGTAGCATCAAAGTCAGAAAAATCACGATAAGGAGCAATATACAAAGTCACCGCAGTAGCAGAAGTTCCAACTGCTTTTGCTTTTCCACAGTTTTCCACTGACAAGGCTAGGTTTTCAAAATCATCTAAAGTTACTGCTCTATTTTGAGTACGTAAAAACAAAGGAGCAGCGTAACGAATAGCATCATTTGATTCTGGCTCGTTACCGCCAATAGCACCTTTAGTATTGGCTACATCTATCACACCGTTTAAAGCAGAAACCTGTGTTTGTGAAAGTCCAGGAACTCGAGCAATATCAATTAAAGTACCACTTGGAATATTGCCTGAAATACCTCCGCCTACAACAAATTTTGCTCTAATTGCTGACTGGTATGTAGGTATTGCTCCTGAAACACCATCTCCAAATATTACAATTACTTCGTTATCTGAAGTTAAGCGTGTTGTAAATACAGCATCATTTGCACTGTAATCGATTAAGTGGCTTACTCTTTCCCATTTTTTCCAAGCAGTTCCGCCTTGAACGTATACCTCTACACTATTGGTAACAACTGGGAACTCTTCTATAATAAACGTTTGGGATGGCTCAGCATCAGATGTGCCTAAAAGAACACCATAAACGTCATTTGCTTCAATAGTATTTAACTCACCTTGATAAGCCAAAACCGTTGCTTCACCACGTGCAGAATTAGCAAATGGGGGAACAACAAGGCTATCGGTTGTTGTAAAGGTAATTGTTTCTACAGTATCGTTAGAAATAACTTCCCCAGAAACGCGTGTTTCTGCTGGAATAGTGACAGCAGAAGAAGAGTTGTTATAAAAAGTCACGTCAACCGAAGAATTTTTATACCCAGAAGGAATATACCCATAGGTTTCTGCGATTGCTAAAATACTTTCGCGTTGAGTTGCTGTTGCTAAAAAAGATTCATTGGCAATACGGTCAATGTAGTAGTTTGCAATATCTCCAAGTTGTGCAAATGCTTCGGCTAAAACTACGCCAAAGTCACTGTTGTCTGCACCATTCCACTCAGGAATTCGTTCTTTGATGCGGGCAACCAACTCTTCACGAAGGGCTTCGTAGTCTCTACTTGTGTAGTCAATTGTTATTGGGATTTCATTAATTGCCATTAGATGTTCTCCTGATACTGAGGTTGTTTGTTGCCAATACTGACAAGAGCAATGACAGTACTTTCTACCTTATCGTTTGGTAATGAATAGGTAATTATAACTTTAAGAGACCCATTTGCATCGTCGTTCTCAAAAGAAGTTTCTAAAAGGGTTAGCAAAGGAAGGAATGTTATAAAAGCCTGTTGAACTTCAGACTCCATATCCCCTTGGATACCGCTTAATCCGTTCATCCATTGATTAGCAATCTTTGTTCCAAAATTGGGGCGATTAACTCTTTCACCAAACATGGTGCCAATTACAGAGGTAATTCTGTCAGCCCAAATTTTGCTAGGGTCCACAGTACTTGCAATATTACCATAACTATCTAAGCGCATTGGAAAACTTATTGCAGTTTCGTAAGCCATTGTTAACTCCATCTCCCAGTTGAGGTAGTTGCTTTTCCATTAGTAAACAGAATTGTTGGTTTTTTATACGAGGGTTTCTTTTTTGTTGCGGATTGGTTTTTTAACTTAGCCTGTATGTTTACACTTGGAGCATCAGCCTGTGAATTAGTTTGAGCCTTTTGCCTAAAATTTTGGTCCTTACCATCACTAAGTAGAGTTCCTTTGCATTGATACACGCCATTAACATTTAGATAATGTGTAACTTTCTGCACTAACCAATAACCGTCTGCATCTCCCATTACTCCCCTAACCTCTACTAAAGAATTTGGAAGTATTCTTGGGTCACCTTGGCTTTTAAAATTGGCAGGGAGATTAAATCTTGCTTTAGCAGCCTTTGCTTTAGCACTAGACTGTGAAACTTCTGCGGTATTAGAAACCACCTTAGTTAACTCTTGGTTAAAAATAGGTTCAGGTTTAGACTTTCTTACTTGTTGTTTATTTTTCGGAGACTCTGTACTTGTAAAAGATAACGCTTTAATTGGGTCAACACCCCTAGTAATTTTAAAAGAATTGTTAGGCAAATCAGGGCTTTCTAAGTATTCTCCGTATAACGGAGTAAATTTATCTAGCGTTTGCTCTTCAAAACTAGAGAATTTTGGCATGAAAGTTTGCTCTTGATACAAAATAGGCATACCACCAATTGATTCGGAAACAATTTCGTCTATTGTTCTAAAAAGAAGGGTTTTTTCTTTTATAGCAATAGTGTAGCCACTGTCTTCGGCTAACCTTTGTAAGAATTCCCAATCACTTTCTCCTTGTTGCGTGATTTGAGAGTACCTAACGGGATGACCACTAACTACTGCCTTTAGCCCATTTCTTTTTGCAACGATTGAGACTACTTCACTAATTGTTTTATTTGTTAAAACACCAGACCTTGATTGTTTCATTGGAAAAGTTAACCCCATACAAATAATTTCTACTTCTTTGCTCGATTGAACAGCGTGGGTTCTTTGAATTGCATAAACAACCCCGTAAAAAGTTCCCCGTATTTTGTTAGATGTTCTCCAATTAACAACTACTGGGGATTGAGTTTTTAACCCTTTTAACATAGCCACATTAAAGTTGGTAAATTCTAGAGTAAGAACATCGTGAGTGTTAATTCTTTGCTCTAAAGTCATGTTGTCAGCAGAAAATCCAAAGGTTGGATAGTCAGGAAACTCTACAGAGAAAGAGTTATGTTCACGTGAAGAATACTTTTGGTTATAGGACATGAACTGGAATCCTTAACTGTCGACCTGGAACTAATTCAAAGGGGCTGTGTATGTCATCGTTATAATCCATAATAACCCACCAAAGACGAGAGTCACCTAAAAACCTACTTGCCAACATATCTAATCTGTCACCGTCTACCCAAGAGTAATAAAATACGCCAGAAACATTGTTAGGAAAAACACGGTAAACACCAACCTCAAAACTTGCTTTTACGGGGTGGTAGCCTTTTAGTAAAAGGCCATCAACGTATCTACTTGATAGAGGAATCATCTTTAATCCTTAACCATTGCATCATGAAATCTTGCCATTGTCAGAACAACAGTGGTTAATGTTGGAACCATATTTTCAGTGAACTGCACATGGTTAACGCTAATGTTTGTTACTCTGGCTAAATAGCGTAGTTTTCTTCCCATGTGAACCTCAACTGCTATACCGTTTAACCAACCAACGTCTCCAGTCGTTATTCCACGTAGGGGGCTTTTGTATCCTCCCATATCACCATTTATGGTTTTAAACAGAAAGTCTAAGTCGTACATTGTGCCAAAATTTTTAATTAACTTACGGTCTTCTGCTGAAACTACTTCTGGGTAATACTCTAAAGACTTTTCATCAGAGTTAACAGGTGCGTTATTACTTGGTTGTTGAATGGCAAACGTTGCTAAAGCGTTCATATCTTCAATTCTATTTAAATACAGAGTAATTGAAATTGAACTACTAGAAGCAGGGGTAGTTATCATGTTTGCTTTGTCTTTTCCAGATTCAATAAGTTCTGGGGAAATTCCTGTTATAGAACCATAAGACTGTGTTACAAACTGAGGGTTATAGTGAAACCTAAAACCAAAAGGTATCTTAAATCCACCAACTATTGCTTTAGATTTATCATCTAAAGAGGATAGTGCTGCCTCTTGTGCCCTTTTATTTGGCACAATAAATCCTCTGTTAGTATCCCCATCCCCAAAAGTACTTAAAGTATCAATTAAACTTGCAGCACTTCTTGGTATTGCTCCTCGAGCAACTAAAGAGTTAGTTGGATGAGTTTTGGTTCTAAAGTATGCTGATTTGACCATTGGTGCATTAAACCTCATCGTTGCAGGTGGTTTTTTGTCAACAGGTGGTTTGGTATCTTTTTTACCAGTGGCTTTTGCTTTTTTAGCATCTGCTAATGCTTTTTGTACGCGAGCACGACCCTCTAGAATGTAGTTTTCTGAGGCAGTTCTACCTGTAGTTATTACAAGTACTTCATCATTTTTCTTTCTGATGTTAGTGTCTATTTTAGAAATTTCATTGGTCGTGTTAATATAACTAGTCTTAAGACTTGCAATAAGGGTTGGGTTTGGAGGAGAGGCAAGTGAGGCAGTGTTAAAAGCATTTTGATAGTAGGTTCGTAACGCTGACTGTCGTTTTTTCTCGGCTTCAAGAAGTTCAATCTGTTTTTTAACGCCTTTGAGTGAGTTTGCTTTGTCCTTTGCTTCTTGTGCTTTTTTCGCAGCCTCTTTTGCTTTGAGTTGCTCTTGCCTAGCAACGGTAAGGCCAGCAGCCAAGTCACGTTCTGCTTTTGATTGATACCCAGGCTCATTTACTGGTCTTGTCATTTCCCGCCTACCAATCTAAGTAAATTTTCTTTTTCAAGTTGGGTTTTAACAATCTCAACAAGGTTCATAGCCTCGGCATAAGATGCTTGTTGGACACTAACGTTAATTGTTATAGAAGGAGATACGTTTATTCCAGAAGATGACGAAAGGGTTGCTACTGATGGAGACCCACCGCCTTGGAACTTGTAAGGATTTTTTCCTGTTTTACCAGTCATCCATGCTGAGTTATTTACTGCTGCTAAGATAGCGTCTGTTGAAGCACCTGATTTTAAAGCATCTACAATTGCTGTATACCCACGCTCACCAGCATTTTTGCCAGTCAATGTTCCAATAGTTGCTGCGTAGCCTTCTTCCCAAGACTTGTAACGTTTTACTCCCACACTATTCATAGACTCATTGTTACTCATGTCTAAAGTAGTATTTAAAGGGTTGTAGTTTGCAGAGTTTTTCCAGTGTCCACCTTCATGACGCATCCAAGTAGTTAAAGCGTTTATGGAGGCATCATTAACTGGAGCACCCATTTTTTGAAGAAGACCAGTAGCCCATTCTTTTTCACTACCAGTTCCGAGGATTACCTTTGAACCACCGCTTCCACTGCTACTACTAGCACTACCCAAAAGTTCAGCAGGAAGATGTCCTATGCCACCACTTAGTAAGTCCTGTAAAGATTTAGAGCCAACCATAGAGGATAACTGTTGTCCATTAGTTGAAGTTGCGTTATTGCCACTTGCACCTAAAACTCCCGCTAAACCAGAGCCACCTGCTTTACCTAACTCTTCAGGATTTACAGGATTATTTTTTCCTTTTCTTACTTCATAATGCAAGTGAGGACCAGTAACTTTGCCAGTCTCACCGCTTTTTGCAATTAGTTGTCCTTGTGTAACAGTCTCGCCAACTTTGACCATTACTTCAGATAAGTGTCCGTACAAAGTTTGATAACCATTTCCGTGGTCAATTTCTACTGTCTTACCGTAGTCTGAACCAGGATTTGTGTTAATAACTACTCCACCTAATGATGCATGAACAGGAGTTCCAACGGCACATGGATAATCTTGACCTGTGTGACTTCCACCAGACCATAAATTTCCTGTAGCACCGTAAGGTGTTCCTACACCGCCATTAGTAATTGGTGAAGAAGGGGATGCACTTCCTCCACCCATGCTTCCAAAAGATGCACCGAATCCTGGAGTACCACCACCAGAACCAAAGAAACCACCAATGCCACCAATGAGTCCACCAATAACAGCACCAACACCAGTTCCAAGAACTGGAACAACACTGCCAATTCCAGCACCAACTAAAGCACCAGTGCCAGCACTTGCTGCAACTGAACCAGCACGAGTAACTCCTTGACTTGCACCTAGTTTATTTCCTAGTGCTTTTCCACCCTTACCTGTTAAATACCCTAAACCACCTGATGCAACTACTACTCCTGCACCTGCTGCACCTGCTGCCATTGCACCACCTGCAGCAGCAGCACCACCTGCAGCAGCACCACCTGCAGCAGCCATTACTGCACCACCAGCCATCATTGCAATAATTGTTTGTACGCCCGCAAGAATTCCACCAACTGCAATTCCAATTCCTGTTCCTGCACGTGATTCACCCATACCGCCTAAAAATCCAGAGGCTTTTCCTGCAACACTAGCCATATTTTCTAAAGCAGGGTTTACAGTGTTTACAATTAAATCTGCTGCTGATTTGAAACCTGCTAAAACAGGTTCTGTATAAGTGTTTAAAACAGATGTGTCGGATGTGGTGATACGCATTTTATCTTTAAGCGGGTTGTCACCATAACCTAATTTTGATAAATCAGTTTCTTTTCCTTGCACCTTAGCCTGGGAATACCGCATAAACAAATCTCTTTGGTCTGCTGACATTCCTAAATCAATAGCAGTTTTTCCAAAGATACCTGCTTGAAAACTGTTGTTTAATTCTTCTAAAGTCATCTTGCCTTGGCCTTGAGTCAAACGTCCGTATAGTTGACCCATAATTTCATCTTGGCCTCGAGCCTTACCTGTTTTACTATCGTAAGTGCTGATACCCAGGTTGTATAACTTGGATGAAAAATCTCCTTGAGTAAACCCAGACATTGCAACCATAGCATTTTCATTTGCCATGTTCATGTAACGTGCAGCACCACCAACATCTCCAACTAAAGCGTTGTATTGAGCACTACCTGGTGTAATACCTCTTGATGCAGCAATACCTGCTATGTTTGCAGGAGAAAGAGTGCTAGAAACACCACCTGCTAAACCTCCAAAAGTTGCATTCATTATGCTTCTACGGTTCATACCAGAACCAAGAGAGGCTCCATAGTAGTTGGCAGCACTTGCTCCAACTTCAGCAACTCCTGGAACTGCAGCCATTACTCCAGCAGCAATACCAAAGGTTGCTTGTGCAACGCCTTGTGCAACTCCTAATGCTTTTGCTCCACGAGTTGGACTTAATCCATAGCGAGTAGCCTCCATACCTTCTCGCATAGCGATTTCGGCAGTGCTATCAACTCTTTCTTGTCCACCAAAAGTTGCTTTCTCCATGTGTGGCATTTGGCTGCCAGCACCAGAACCGATATGGCGGTCACCACCACCTTTGGCGGATTTTGCTTTTCCAGCAACTCCACCCATAGAACCTTCAAGGCGTTTAGTTATTTGCTCAGCAGAGGTCAGGCTTTTGACAATGCTGGATAACAATTCGTCAGTTTGTTTTAACGAATCATTTAATTCTGCCACGTCAACTCCTTAGTAACCTTCTTTAGCAAGTGCTAACCAATTTTTTCGTTCTCTTACTGAAAGTTCTTTTATCTCAGTTAAAGTCCAACCTTGATGCCTTTCCGACAGTGCTAACCATTCAGCCATCAAAATCGGATAATGCGATACTTTAAAAGCGAAACAATATCCCTAAATTAATAGGAGTATTTACCTCACCTTCGCAGTCAGGACAAGGAACTGAAATATCTTCAAAAACTGGTCCAATTGCGTGTTTGTTAATTGCTTCGCCAATTAAGCGTCTGTCACTAATACCTAAGTTTTGAATCTGTCCCTTACCAATAACAGGACGACCATTAATCTTAAGGATGCAGTTTTCAAGAAGAATAGTTGTCAACTCTGACATAGTTTTGTCCGAATTATTTACCAACTCTTTTTGACAATACCCTGTAGGTAGTGACACCAATACTTCTCCACACTTAGCGTCTACGATAAAAGTAGGCTCATCAACTAGAGTTCTTACCTTTATGTCTTCGTTTATATCAATTGTTACTGGCTTAAATGCATTGCATCCGCCACAAAAACCCTGTAGTTCTGGGGTATTACCAAAAGTTGCTTTGTAAATACCTAGCATTACGGTGTCTCTGTCGCCAGCCAACATTGCATCTAGTGCTTCTTCAGTTGCAACTTCTTTTCCAATTTTTACAGTTCCACGGCTTAAGACTTGTAGAAGAGCCTTTCCAAGATTCTGTGCTCTTGCAATTGATTCTTCATCTTTTCCCGTGAGTTCACGGACCTCAACTGTTGTCACGCTCTCCCCAGCAGCATTTGTATATCCGCCAGGGAGAGTAACGTGAACATCAGAGGGAGGAGTAACTACAACTGACTCTTTTTCTTTTTCAGGTTCTGCCAGTGCTTGTGCAACCATCTGGTTAACAAGGTCTGGATTTTCAGATGCTTTTACGGTTTGAGTAGACATATTATTTTCCTTTAGTTAGTTAGTTATTACGCGTCAACTGCTGGTGCAGAGACAAACTTCTTAGCAGCATCAAATGAAGAGAATGATGTATCAAATCCTTCGTGAACAAGTGTCATTTGTTCAACAAGGAGTGAGTTATCTCCAGCATTAAGGTCTGAGTAAGCAAGTGCTGTAGGCCAGCAGTTGTAGAACTTAAATCTCATTGCAGTTTGTTCTTGTGAACCTGCTGCAACTGTCTCTTGTGAGATTGGATGTGGGAGAACAGAGATTTCAATATCGCAACGGAAGTTTTGATTAATAGTTCTGTTTCCACCATTTTGAACTGTGTAAAACATGTTCTTCATCCAGTTCCAGCCTTGCTTATTTCCGATTAGTACGCCTCTTTGAAGAGTAACTGGTTGGAAAGAAGTTTGACCAGGAATCTGGTGAACAGTAGTATTGTAGCCACCTTCACGATAAGGAATAGAGTCTGTGGTTACAGCCATTCCTGAAACTGAAGTAAAGCCCATAGTTGCTGTTGATAACTCAGTCAGATTTGTGTCGTTTGAGTTTAGCGGGTAAAAATTAACCAAAAACCTAAAGTTTCTGATTGGGTCAGTCGCAAGACTAGACCTGTTTTTATCTACAAATGCCATTTTTAGTTAGGCTCCTTTTCTTAGTTTAAGGTCTTCTGGCTAAGGTTAATAACCACGAATTCCGCAGGGTACTGCAAAGCCACACCAACTTCGATGCGAACTTCGCCACTAGCGATAGAGGCTGCAGTATTGTTTTCAGCGTCGCACTTAATAAAGTACGCGTCTGCAGGAGTATTTCCACGTAATCCTCCTTGATTGCGGTATTCATTTAAGAAGGTGTTAAGGGTTGTATTAATACGACCCCACAACTGCTCATTGTTATTTTCGAATAACGCAAACTCTGTTAGGTTTTGCAAACTCTTGCGGATGTAAATAAGAGAACGACGCATATTTACATACTTGTTTGCTGTTCCATCTTGTTTCAAAGTACGAGCACCCATTATGGATATACCTGCACCTGGAACTTGACGAATTGGATTTACAGGAAAAGAAGCACCGTTTAACGAGTCAAGTTCTGAAGCAGTAAATGACTTATCTGTAGCAACGACTCCAGCAACATTTGCTGTTAAACCAGCAGGTGCTTTAAATGGACCAACAGTTGCATCAGTTCTTAAGTACAAACCAGCAACTGCTCCTGCAGGACCTACCTTACGTGTAGCACCTGATGCTACGCCAAGAGGGTCTGCTATTAGAAGTGAAGGATAATAAACTGCGCCATAAGTACCTGCTCCGCCAAGTGAATCAGCAGTAGTAAGTGCTTGTGCAACAGTTATACCTGATTTTACTTCTCCAATAAAAAAGTCTTTCTTAGAAAGAACAAGATATGCTGAAATGTTAGCAGCCAATGTTGTAGCAGCACTTTCTGAAAACATTTCATATATCCCTGGTAACCAGACTACTAGAGGTCTGTCAATTAAGTCTAGTGCTGCAGGAACACCAGTTGTACTAGATTCATAGTCAGTAGTAACAACAGCATTTCCATTGCTTCCACCTGTGAATGGAACAACAGCAGTTGAAGGTACGTTAACGTTGTCATTTACTACAGCAGTAAATAGTTGTGAAACAGAGTTAATTACTGTTGATGCATAACTGTTGGATGTTGTAGTTGCAAAATCAAGGTTTTCATACTGCTCTACTAAAACATCATCAGTAATTGATGTGGATGTTCCAATAATGCCTTCTTTATAGATGGCAACTGTGAACGTAGAAGGCACTGAACCACCCTCAATTTTAACACGGTAGTTATTTCCGTCAGTACCTTTATTTTTAGCAGTCAAAGTAAGAACAGTTCCAGCACCAGAGGAACGTGGAACTACGCCAGTAGCAGCAACTGCTGATTGACCGATGATTCTTTTAACATACAGTTCTCTTCCACCATTTTGGAAAAAGAGGGAAACAGAAAATGTTGCTGGGAATAGTGAGTTGTACCCACCAAATTGTCTTGTAAAATCGTACCAAGAGTTAACTAGAGTTACCTCTGTTGGTCCTTGGGCAAATGGTGCAGCGACCATACCAGCAGCCTGTGCTGTTATGGAGTTGGTAATTGGAGCAGGGAGCAGGACTTCACTGATGTAAATTCCTGGTCTTTTATAAACTGCCATGATTTCTCCTATCTAGGTTGTTGGTAGAGGGTCCGAGTATTAGCGAGATGTTTGTTCGTAGTTGACTCCGATAGTTACCCGCCTTGGAGCAGGTTCAGAACCAATGACTTTAACTTTTTGTACCTTATAGAACTCTTCATACAAATCTTGTGGAATTTCACTTGAAACACGCACAGTAATTGCATTTACAAACAGGCGTTTAGCCTGTTCTACAACATCTCGCTTTGAGACATCGAGAACATCAAGACGACGGACGGTATCGTCATTACCGATTAAAGTCGCATTACGAAACTTTAATCTTGAGTAGAGCAGTTCAGCAAGAATCTGTCTATCATGTCGAGGTTGACGTGAATACGTCGTTACCTGGTAATCAAGGTTTACTGGAATTGGGTAATCAATTTGCCAAGCCTTGTTACTAGGAAAATTTGCAGGCTGTAAATAGGGAGCAGTAGTTTTATCTACTTTTCCTCTGTGTGAGCGAGCACGGTCTTCTAAGATGTCAATTAAATCAATAGTAATAAATGGGTAAGTCTGGTCTCTTAGTTCAACATCAGGTTGACCAAACCATACCTGCACAGGACGACCAATTTGTTCATTGTCTGCTCGCTGGTCAGTTACAAGAATGCCTTTGAGTTTCTCTTTGAGCATGTTGTCTTCTTCTAAAAATAAAGGACCTAATGTCATAGCACACCCCTTAAAGAAGTCTTAACGCTTTTTAAAAGGAACTTTTCTGCTTCTTCTGGGCGATTAGAGAAACGACGAATAGCACCAGTTGGTTGACGGTTAGGAGTTCCAAACTCCCAGTTGTCTGCCAAGGGCTTATATTTGTCAGGGATATTAATACTTAGGTGGTTGTTGGAATATGAGACTTTAATAGCGTTAGTAACATCAGGGTTCCAACCACTGGCTCGTGTTTCATTACGCAATTCAAGCGTCATGTACTGAGCGGTTTGACGTGCTGCTTTTAAAAATGCTGGCTTGAGTTTATTTATTTGTCTCACGGCGTGACTTCTTTGAGTTGAAAAGGAGTTTAGTTCCGACATACCCAGCCAAAAGACCAATCACAAAATTATGCTGATTATGCGGTTTAAAACCATACATACCTTTTACGAACTCATCACGCTCACTGGCAGACTGCATCTCAGCAACCTGTTCGTACCATGGTGTAGACATAGAAATCCCCTTAAAGCAGCAGTTAAATCAGCAAGTAAAACAGCAAGACCCGCATGGTTCTTGCTAAGACAAGGATAAAGAAAAAGCCCCCAGTCGGGGGCTTAAACTTTAATTCTTTTAAGGATTACATACCCTTTTTACGAGGTAATTGCTTCTGAGTCTTACCTTTTACGCCAGAGCCTTTTTTCATAGACTTTAACGCTTGGAAGTCTTTGCCTTCAATTTTCTTAGGGTTTCCAGCAACTTTAGCAATTTGCTTTTGCTTAGGGGAAAGTTCTTTTGCCATAGGGGTTACTTCTTCTTCTTGTCTTTGTCTTTGCCCTTTAGCATAGAGGCTTTTTTCTTGTCATCCATAGCAGAGCCTTTACCCTTACCAAATCCAGCCTGACCTTTTTTCTTACCGCATCCGCATACAGCACACATACTATTACTCGCTTTCTAAGGTAGTAGCAAACCGAAGGAGGTCTTCGGCAGCAATCTTAACAAAAGGCAGGATAGAGTTATGAGCATCTAACTCAGCCTTTAGGCTTTGCAAAGAAGCAATAATTTGTTCTTTAGACAAAGCGTTATCTTTTACTTGGTCTTTTAAAATAGTAATTTTTGCAGCAAGAGGGCGTATCTCTGCTAGTGCTGCAGCGTTGTGCTCATTCTCAGGAAAATTAACTAATCCCTGCACAACTAGGTCTAACTCTAGTTCTAAGTTCATTTTTTGCCTTTCTTGGGGGCTGCTACTTTTTTCTTTCCAGAACCTTCAGGTACACAGTTTGGCACTTTTTTTCCGCCTTTGGTCTTCATACCTACTTGAACATACCCTTTCCAACAAGGGTCTGCAGCAATTTTAGTTGCCATTACTTACTCCTAGTTGTGTGAGGATTTTTCTTATGCCAGTCTTTTACGCCTTTTACTCCTTGAGCCACAGACTTTATTGAGCCTTTGCTTTTCTGAGTAAGGTTAATCTTATCGTATTTACCCTGCTTTGAGTTTGTGTGCTCTACTACAATCTCACCCTTTTTATTTTTGGTGACCTTATGTGAGATATGAGCCTTACGACCAGGAACTCCAATAGCAATAGTTACTGGTTTCTCTGGTTTAACAGGCTTCTTTTTCTCTGCCATTACCAAGCGGTTCTTGCTACACGCACCCAAGTGTTAGTGCCTACACATACATAAAGGTATGTTGAGTTAACAGCGATTTGTCCTATTGAACCCGCAGAAGTTGGTAGTGCTGGAACAGCAACTACGCTAACACCAGCAACAAGGTTTAGAAGTTGGACGCGAGCATCTAAAGTATTAAGGGCAGCATTGAGTGGAGTATCCCAGTTGTTATCTCCACGCTGAGGAAGATTGAGAGCCAAGTGTTACTCGCTATCTAATTTCGTTGTTAGTTTTGCAAGGGCATCGCCCATTGCTGCTAACTCACGAGCACCTCGCCAAGACTGAGAATCAGCAATGTCGGTTTCGAGAACAATCTTTTGTGCTTCTAAAACTTCACGCTCTTCGTTAGTTACCATATTTTCCTTCTCCATATCCATTAAATCCGTAATACAACTCTTCGTAAGGTATCATTTCTCGCTGACCTTTTAGTGCCAAATGCTGGAATTGAGGGTCATTTACTAACTCTTCTGAGTTAACTTCTGTTAAGTCAACAGTAACTACAGCCCAATTATAGCCAAAATGTCCTCTAGGGTTAATTCGGGATGGGCTAAAAACATTCTTACGATAAACAACTCTGTCTTTTAAATGTGCTGATGGGTCTTCTAGTAGGTTAGGTAAAAGTTTTTCAACATCTCCTACGTTAAGAACTAGTCTTAAAGTGTCGACTACGTAGAAGCCTCGCTCATTAAGGTCATTGCTACCGCGAATAATTTGAGCAGTAATAGCAGGAAGACTAAACGGAGGAATCCAACGTCGACCTCCAACGTTACCTGTTCCTACATAACCAGAGTTTGAAACGTCGTAAAGAGGGTCTCTTACAGTGGCAACGTTTTCTTCATACCAATCGTTGTTCCAACGGAACCAATCAACTTCAACACCAACAGGGTGTTGTAAATCTTCTTTGATGCTTTCATACATCCGCTTTTGTTCATACTCAAGGTCAAAGCGACCCTGTAATCTACTTCCCCGCATGAACTCTCCTAAGCAGAATAGAACTCTAAATTACGTTTTAGACGTTCATCATTAGGTTCTATGTTAAGTGCTTCTTGTCCAAATGTCAGGGCATCCTCTTTAAAACCTAAGTGATAAGAAGAAATTGCTGCCATATCGTATGGTGTGTAACCCCATGCTTTAGGGTCTGTTAAGTATTCAAGTGGGCGTTGCTTTATGTCTAAGGCTCTCTTTGCCATTCGAAGGCAAGCATGCCAATCACTGATGCTGTAGTAATACTCAGATAGTTCAACTAACGCTTCTCTAGATTCAGGGTATTCCTCTTGTGCTTTCATTAGCCATTCTTCTTTTTCAGCACCTTCAGAACAACGAGCAATGTAACGCATTGATGCAGCACGTTCTGGTTTCCAAACAGCATTTGGCAACGAAAGATGTCGTTGTAACTCTGCCTTTGCTTTGTCGCACATTCCATTGAAGTAATACTCTCTACCTAAGTAGTGAGCATTTCTATCATCGTTTGGACTTTCTGCTACAGCCATTTCTAACAAAGGGAAGTATTGACTTCTAGATTTAGTATTGTCTGGGTAGTGATGTATTTCTAGCCCAGTCCATGATTGAGTCTCTTCCATCCCGTAATTTCGCATAACTTCATGCACAGGGTGTGTCCACCTGTATCCCTTACGTGAATGAATCTTATCTCCACTGTAAGTTAATCCTTCAGAACCATCTGCATTCCAAGACCATGTGTATTTATAACGTGGACGAGTAATTCCTTCAGGAACTTTCTCTAACTCTTCACGCCATCCCGCCACAAAAACTTCGTCCATGTCTAATGCAATGCAATAGTCCATGTCTCTAGGGATTGCAGCAACTGCTGCATTTCGTGCATCATCAAATCTCCAAGGAACAATAGCAATCTCAACAATGTTGATTCCTAATGCTTTTGCTTTTTCAATAGTCTTATCTGTTGAACCAGTATCTGCAATAAGAAGGAAGTCTGCTTCTTTAGCAGCCTCATACCAACGCTCTACAAACTGTTCTTCATTTAACGCAATTGCATAAACAGCAATCTTTAGTTTTTTTGCAGCCATACCTGTAGCCCCTTTTCTAACACAGTGAATTCATGAGAAGGTACGCAAGAAAGAATTGCGTCAATTGCAGGTTTAGGGTCATAGAAAGGCTCTTTACCGAGTGACCACATATAGTCATCAAAAGCCAAAATACCGTTAGGTTTTAAACAAAGAAGAGCGTTCATACCGTCTTTAAGCACTGACATTGCCTTGTGGTCGCCGTCAATGTAGATAAAGTCAAAAGAAGATACGTTCCTGCTAAAGAACTCATCACTAGTCATTTTGCGTTTATAAAGACGTTCTTCATTTTGAAACCAAAGGGTTCTTAAGTCGTAAGTCTCTTCTACGCTATGCCAGTTCATCTCTGCGTGGGCTGGCTCTTCTGAACCTTCCCAGGTGTCAACATCAGTTAAAGTTGAGTTAACATTTTTAAAGGCGTTAGCGAATAACCATTGAGTAGCATCACCTGTGTATGCACCTATTTGTAAACAGTTAAGGTTTTTTTCAGCAAGGGGCAAAAGAAACTTTTCAAAGTTTGCTTCTGCTCCGCCTGCTTTAAACCAGTTTGGGTAGTCCGTCATTTATGCTCCGTTTTACTAGATTATCCGACTATATTTAAATCACCTTGCATGCTTGAGTGGAATTCACATACATAATACAGGGTATTTGGAGCACCAGCAGGTACGGTAAATGTAATACCTCCTACGTCCTCTCCATTATTTGTTACGCCAGTATTGTAGGCGTTGGCACTAGTAGTGGTTTTGGTTGTCTTAATCCAGAATGGATGACCTGATGCATTAAGTGTAAAGAAGTATGTTTGTCCTCTAACCAAGGTTAGGGTTGGGTTAGCAAAGCCAGCAATAGTGTAAGAACCAGTACCAGAGTTTGTAACACCGTAGTTCTCAATAATAGAAAGACCTATGGCACCAGTTGGACCTGTTGGGCCAGTTGGACCAGTAACAGTTGAGTTTGCTCCAGTTGCACCTGTAGAGCCAGTTGCTCCAGTTGGACCAGTAGAGCCAGTTGCTCCAGTTGGACCTGTGGCTCCTGTGGCTCCAGTTGCACCTGTAGGACCTGTTGGACCACCAGAAGGACCTGTTGGACCAGTGGCTCCTGTAGGACCAGTCACTGTTGAGTTTGCTCCAGTTGCTCCTGTGGCTCCAGTTGGACCTGTCGGACCTGTCGCACCAGTTGGACCAGTAGAACCTAAGTTTCCAACTGCACCTTGAATACCTTGAACACCAGCAGGACCAGTAGGACCTGTTGGACCTGTCGGACCTGTAGGACCACCAGAAGGACCTGTCGGACCTGTTGGACCAGTCACACTAGATGCTGCACCAGTTGGACCAGTGGCTCCTGTGGCTCCAGTTGGACCAGTAGGACCAGTGGCTCCAGTTGCAGAAGCAGAACCTTCTTGTCCAGTTGGACCAGTGGCTCCAGTTGGACCAGTTGGACCTGTGGCTCCAGTTGCAGAAGCAGAACCTGCTTGTCCTGTAGGACCAGTAGGTCCAGTTGGACCTGTAGGTCCTGTAGGTCCTGTCGGACCTGTAGGACCACCAGAAGGACCAGTGGCTCCAGTTGGACCTGTGGCTCCAGTAGCACCGTTTACTCCTGAAGAACCAGGAGAACCAGTAGGTCCTGTTGGACCTGAAGTTATAGAGTCAATCCAAGCAGAACCGTTCCAAAATGAAATTGCGTTACTTGGTGATTTAATCCAAATGTCTCCAATAGAAGGAGTATCTGGAGCAGTAGTCTTATAAGAAACAAAGGTAGACGCTGTGGTGTCATAAACACCTGTAAGCATGAAAGAAAGATTTGGTGTGTCAGAGTTTACCCAAATGACATCGTTGTTGTTCATTGCAAATCTAAAGGTTTCAAAAGATTGGCCTTGAGAAATAGTTAAGTTTTTAACAATAGTTGCTGTAGTGCTTGTAGTAATAAGTCCACCACTTACAGCATGATAAATAGAGGCTTTACTATCTATAACGCCTTTATTAGCAATGATTACAGAGACAACATAAGAGCCATTAGCGGTATAAAGTGATGTGTCTGTGTTGGCAGCAGGGTTTGCTAGTGCAAGTCTTTTAACAGCCATTCTTAATCAACCCACCTTACTGTTTTCCAACCAGTAGTTGTCTTCACTTCTAGTGCTCCTTCAGAGTTATTTAAATCTGTGTTAAACCGAATATATCCGACTTCTGTAGTGTTATCACGTTGAGCAGTTGTGCCCTTGTCTACGTATAGAATGTTTGCGTTACCGCGAATTGTTTTGTTTCTAAACGTTTGGTAAGCATCTCCAGGTCCAACATCTTCTGACTGCAATAGACCATAAACGGAGAAGGAAGCCTCATCAATGTTTGATGAAACATACAGCACGTCATTAGGATTTAGTGCAAACCTAAAGGTTTCAAAAGACTGTCCTGGGCCAACAACTAAGTTGGCACAGACATAAGCGTATTCAGAAGCAGTAGCAGCCCCTTGAGGAGCAACCCATACGTTTGCTTTCATTACAGGAGAACTGTTGGTAGTTTTATTAGCAATAATCACAGAAACAAGGTGGGCGTTAGCCACCGTTGACGCAATAGTCGCCACGTTTGCAGAAGGGTTAACAACCCCCAGTCTGATAATTGCCATTTGTGCTCCTTTTTAGGCTTGTGCTTCTCGCCAAGATAATTTAGCAGAAGTTAGAGTGGTGTTACCTGTTAGACGAGCCACAGCAATCGTTAGAATGTCTGGACCATCTGGGTACACGGAGTCTCCTCCTAGAATAGAGTTTGAAAGTTCGAACAACTCGCTAATATCAACTGTAGTTGAGTTTTCACCACCTGATGCACCACCTGATGCACGGAAGTTGTAAACCTGAACTCCGCCAGAGATAGTGTCATTTGAAGTGTGCTGAATTGTCTGAGTTAGAGAAGGCTGTGGCACTCCTTGGAAGTTCAAGTTGTTCAAACGTCCATTGAGAAGCAACTTAACGTCCACCAACTGAGTTGTTTGAATACCAATTTCACTCATAGTCAACTGCATGCGGTTGATAACGTCACGGTCACCCAACTTACCTGTCAAACCTTCAGATACTGAAGGAGAGAGGCGAATTGATAGAAGTGGCTGGTAGTTAACACCAGAAGTGTTATTTGCAGCACCTAGTGGGTAGATAAAGAAGGTGTACTGAGTGTTACCTGTACTAGTAATATCAATAGCATTTGAGCCAAGAACAATGTTTGGTGAAGTACCAGACGTTGCAACAGCATCTGCTTGAGTATTGTGGAAGGTAATGTTGTCAGCATCTTGACGGCAAACATAGTAGGTCCGTTGATTCTGCATATTAGTAAATGGGTGTCCTGCAGTATTTGTAGTTCCTGGGTTCTGATTTACTACACCAGCAAGACCTGCTGAGGTAAAGCCCTGGAACGTTACAGCATCTCCGCTAGAGAAACCGTGTGTTGGGATGTTAACGCGGTTAGTTGATACGTTGATAGCCCTTGAACCAAATGACTTGGCTGTAGTACCAAGAATCTGTAGTGTCTGGCTAGTTCCTGTAAAGAGGTATGCCTTGTCATCATCAAAGCGACCATCCATGATAACCGAAGTACCCCAGTGGAATAGGTAAGGGATATACGTTGGGTTAGATAGTGTGGTTACTTCATAACGTGCAGGCAAGTTACCTGAACGTAGGTATGACTCATACAGCACGTTGTTGTGCTTAAATTCGTGAACATACTTGACTATTCCAGATGCATCCTTGAATCCAAAACGAATCTTTCCTGCACCGTACCAAGAGTAGTCGATGTAAGCCATCTGAATCTTAGATAGGTCAAGAACATAACCTGTAGGACCAGTTCCATCGCAGACATCGATATTCCAAGACTCTTGTGGGACTCGTGTATCAATAGTCTTAGTAATAATAATACCTGCCTTTGAAGGCTGGAACGAGTGCAGAGTTCCTGCACCTGTATCAGCAAGTGCTACCGTTGAAACAGAGTTTGGTGTACCCATTAACTTAAAGGTATTATTGTCTATAACTTTAATGTAGTAAGTACGTCCGTTGATAAGACCTCCAACTGGAACGCCGTCAATTGAGTCGTAGTTAACAGCAAGGTTTTCAACAAAACCGTGACCTAAGATAGTGAAGGTGTCAGCAGTAGCATTAACAACTGTTTGCGGATTAAACTCTTTTATAGGTCCTGATGCACCTTTGTACTCAGGCTTAATAGTAATTTGAGTGTCACTTGTAACATTAGCAACCTTGTAAGACTGACCACGCATAACAATCATGTCACCTGCTGCTAGTTGAGAAGTAAAGGCTGTTCCAGTTCCGAATACTAGTTCAGAACCTTGTTGTGCTGCAGCAACTCCAGCAATCTGTTGGGTAGAAGAACGACGAACTGCGTAAATCTTCTGACCGTCAAATTCAAAGAACATACCGTTCTGGAAGTCGAACATACCTGAGCGAACAGCACCGTTTTGCCATGCGTTTACATATAGGTGTGCAAAGCCGTAAGACTTTTCTTGACCCGCAGGAATTGCTGCAGGAGATATGTAAGTAAAGTTGTAAGGGTCTAATACGGAGATTTGGAACAGACCGTTGTAGACAGTGCTCTGTGTGCCGTCTGGCTTTAGAGCATCCTTAATTGCAACTGTAAGACCATTTAACAAACCGTGTGGACGACGAGTCTTACCTTGAATAGTTGTCGCACTAATCTTAGTAAGTGTTTCAAGGTCAATCGATGGCTTAAAGTTAATAGCAAACGATACCTGAATACCCTTACCTGACTGGTAACGGAAGTACTTACGAGTCTGACGAACAATCTGAGAGAAGGATGTTCCCACACCTGTTGACATTTCCACACCACCATCGAATGGTCTGTGTAGAGAGTAGCCTTCAGGACGAACATAGATAAATGTTGGGTAAGCGTAAGAAACGCCTGTGTAAGCCTCGCTATAAGGTCTGTCAATTGTAATCTGAGTGTCAGAACCAATAGCAGTAATTGTTCTAATAATCGGAGTTCTTGGAACTACGTTAATTAGGTTGTGGGCAGAACCAGTTCCTTGGTTTGTAAAGTCGACCTGGTTTGTGTTGTTGTTTGCATCAGTTAGTGTGTTATGTAGAGTAATGCTTGAGGCATCAATACGACGAACATAGTAGTTATATGTTGTAACAAGACCAGTTGGTGCAACACCACCTGCGCCTGCAGTGTAGGTAACAACGTCACCAGTTAAGTAACCATGGGAAGTAATTGTAATAACGTTAGTTGCTGCGTTAAATGCAGCACTTGCAAAGGTGTTGGACTTGTTTGTATTGGATGGGAATACGCGGAACTTATCTCCCACCTTTAGAATCTTAGCAAAGGCTGTTCCAGAACCTGCTACCAATACGGAGCCTGATTCAGTAGTAACTGTACCTGCACCAACAATTTGTCCGTTAATCTGGGCAGATGTAAAGTGGTGGCTGTTTCCAGAACCAAAGTCAGAGATAGTAATAGGGGTACCAGAAATTGCATTATCTGCAGAAGAAGCCAGTTTGATGTAATCCTTGTTTACGTTAATTACGTAATAATCAGTTCCTGAAGTAAGTCCACCAATTGATGAACCTCCACCTGAACTATAGGCAACCTTGGTTCCAGTAATAAAACCATGACCTAGAATCTTAAATACGTTCTGTTGTGTATCTACAGTAGAACGAGGAACAAACTCTTTAACAATAAGCGGTACAAGACCATTTGCTTTAACAGTAAAGGTTGTTGTAGATGGAAGTGAATCTACTGTGTAGATACCATCTGGTGTACGGATGAGTGAGTAAAGTCTGTGCTTTCCAACTCCAACACCTGTTAGGTTAATTGCTGTTCCATTAATGGCATTGTCATAAGTTGTTGCCAACTTAATTTCATCACCGTTAGGAGCAATAATGTAGTAAGGAGAACCAGAAACAAGTCCTGTTAGAGGTGCTTGTCCTGCTGTATCGTAAGATACAAGTTCACCTGTAGTAAATCCATGGTTTGGAATTGTGATTGTTTCAGTAGTCAAATCAACTGAGTTAACAGTCAGGGTGTGAGTTCCTGTACCTAGACCTGTTAGGTTAACAATCGCTGCTCCTGTTTTAACAGTAGACAACTTGATAATGTTGGCATCTACTCTAAATACGAAGTATGAAGAACCATTTGTAAGTCCGCCAATTACCGTTCCAGCACCACTTGAGTAAACAACTCTTTGACCAGTTGAAAGGTCATGCTGTGGAATGTAAAGGCTGTCTTCTTCAACGTTAACTGTAACGAAGATAAATGAGTGTCCAGTTCCAGTACCAGCAGATGTTAAATCTAAATCTGGGCCATTTAAAGACTGGCTTAGGATAATGCGGTTTGCATCTACTACTGTCTTTACGTAGTAAGTAGCACCATCAACAAGAGGAGCAATTACAGTTCCACCGTTGACTGCATACTTAACAGGCTGATTAGCCAAGAAACCGTGGTTGTTAATAGTAATCGTATTGGTTGCAGTATTAACAATAATCTTGTCAAAACGCTCAATACTTGCAGCACCAGGGCTTGTCACATCAACATCAGTAAATGATGGGGACGGAGTTGTACTTAGTTTATAAGAGTAGTTGTCAACTTTATTGACGTAGTAAGTCGCTGTGTTTGCAGTGATGCCACCAGGAGAAGTTCCATTGGTAACAAACTTAACTGCTTCACCGTTACTCAAACCATGCAAAGATGGGGAGTAAAAAGTATTACTTGTTAAATCTACCTGTATAGGAACTAAAGCGTGATACTTGCTTCCCCCAGCAGTTAAAGAAATTGAGTTTGTTCCGTCATTTGCATCAACTGCAGTTGGGTGCAAAGTAACTGTTGCAGCAGCAGCAGAAACGAGAGTTACTGTTACTTGACCATCAGCATCATTAGTCCACGCATTGAGGTTTGTAATTGTTTCTGTTCCCCAAGATGTTGAGCCGTTGAAAGAACCAGTTGAGGTTGCAACGTTTGTTGCTGAAGTTACGATGAATGAACCACCGCCACCACCTGCAACTCGTGCAGCATTAGAGCGAGCACCAGCACCACCAGAGTAGCCACCGCCACCACCAGATTGACCAGTTGTATCTCCGTCAGCAGATGCACCGCCACCAAAACCACCAAGACCACCGACTGTTCCACCGCCAGAAGTTGTTAAACCTGTAGCGAAAGAGCCACCGCCCTTAACACCGTTAGTTGCGTTAGAACCATCTGTAGAGAAACCGCCACCGCCACCAGAGTTACCTCCAGTTGCAACTGAGCCGTTACCATTTGAGCCACCGTCACCACCAGCAGAAGAAGAACCGCCAGCAGTTGTAAGGGAACCATCTCGACCGTTAGTAGTATCCGCATCTGCAGAACCACCTCCCGCCACAAAAAGAGGAACGTTTCCTGATTTACGAACAACCCAAGTACCGCCACCTGAACCGCCATAAGTTGAACCAGAACGAGCAGCAGTTCCGCGTTGTCCAACTACAATAGTAATAACTTCACCCTTTTGCAGGAATACTCTTCCTTGCACAATCGCACCACGACCAGCAGCACCAGAACCAGAACCGTTAAGTCCTGAAGCACCGCGAACGTTAAATGTGTATGTACCAGAGGTTGGAACTGTCCAGTCTTGATAACCTTGGAAGTCACCTGCTTGTAGGTAATCTGTTCTCCAAGTAGCACCACTATAACTAGAGTGTGCCTTAATAGTAGACATTGCTGGTCCTACGTTTCCAGTAGTTCCAGCAGTTGTAAATGTAAATGATGTGAATGAGTAGAGAGCATTTGCTGTACCAAAACCTGTGTTTGAGGTTTTAATAAAGTAAACGCTATTTTTTGTAAGACCGCCAATTGCAGTGCCATCTGTTACATAGCGGACTGCTTGGTTATCTGAAAGAGTTGCTTCAATAGAAAGTTTATTTTGGTATACGTAAGGAGCGTTAAAAAACGCAGTTCCCGCAGTAGGAGTTGTTAGGGTTACATCAGCACCACCAGCAGTTGTGCTAAAGAATACTTGAGCAGTTCCAACACGCTTAATGTAGTACAAAGTGCTATCACTAAGACCATTGATTGTTCCTAGACCAGTATTGTAAATAAAGGCAGAACCATCGCGTAGTGCTGCAGGGATAGTTGGTTGACCAGTGCCATCTGTTGGGTAGTAAAGGTAGTAGTCAGCAGTATTGATATTTGTAGGTGTAAAGGTATGAGTTCCCGTTAAACCTGCTGCGGTAATATTAATTGGCATATTTACTCACTCCTTAAGTTGTTGTTGTCATGTCGGTAGTGTTGGTTTGTGGATAAGCACGGTTTGGTCCCCAAATAATGCGAACTGCACCACCGCCACCATTTCCGCCACCATAGTAAGCAGAACCAGAACCACCCGCTCCACCACCATAAATACCGCCGTTAATATCGCCACGACCGTAGTAGTGGTAAGGCTCACCGAATCCACCTTGTGTTCCACCTGAACCACCGCGACCACCGTGACCGTAAGAGACAGACTCACCGTCGTTAAACTGTCCGTTAATACCTACACCGCCACCCGCAGGTGTTCCCCAATATGAGGAGTGCATAGCACCCGCTCCTCCACCGCCACCGTAACCTTTACCACCGTTGTAATCTCCACCATGACCTTGGTAACCACCAGCACCGCCACCAGCATAAGGCCAGTTCCAGTTAGTGTATCCACCACGACCGCCACCACCAGATGAACCACCTGAGAATGTGTATCCACCAGATGCACCACCAGCAGAGTTAGGTCCACCTTGTCCTGAACCATAACCAATGATGTGGTTAACTCCGCTTGCGTTACGACGTAATACTGAGTTATTACCTGGGCGAGAACCTTCGTAAGACCAAGTGCTTCCGCCACCGCCAACTTCAACGGTAAATGTTTCTCCTGGAGTTACAGGAAGGCCTGCAATCCAAGCAGTTCCTCCACCGCCACCAGCACCGTATGACCAAATGTAAGAACCACCGCCACCGCCACCAACAGCCATTGCTGAAATTGTTGATACGCGAGCAGGAACTGTAAATGTAAATGAGCCAGGAGATGTAAATGCTGACTGTCCTTGTGGAGGTGGAGCAGTAAAGTTAATCTGAACGACCTGGAATGCTTGACCGCCAGAACCATCTGTTGCTGTAATTGTGTGTTGTGCAGCATAAGCACCAGTAGGAGTTCCGCTAATTAAACCTGTAGAGGTGCTCATTGATAAACCTGAAGGCAATGCTGGAGAGATGGAGTAAGAAACTGCTCCTGTGAATCCTTGAGCAGTTATAGACTGTTGAGAACCAGCAACAATATTGTTAGTTACCGCTTCTCCCGTAATTGAGGCTGTAAGAGGAAGAACAGATGCCAACAAGTGGTTCATCTTAAAGTTATGGTCATCATACTTATTTGTAACGAAGTAAAAGTCTTTTGCTTCAGAGCCAGGGGTAGTAAAACGACCACCTGATGGATAAGCGTATTTAATCATCTGCTTATCAACAAAGCCATTACTCTTTACGTGAACAATGTCAAGGTCTGCAGAAACACCGATTTGCCTAAACTTTTGAGTTCCAGTTCCACCTGACATAGAGGTGATAGGACTTCCTGCTGAACCTGGTAAATTCTTTAGAGTAAAGAAGTACTGCCCAGGAGTATTGTTAAAGAAGAATGTGTCAATAAAGTAAGTTCCATTTGCTGTCAAACCTGTAGCAGCATTTCCTGTTGTGGTGTACTGCACCATAGTGCCGTTATACCAATCAAGGTCTGAGATTCCAGAGTCGGAAAGCATACTCACCAAAGAACCGCTAAATGATGAAATAGTTCCAGAGCCACCCGCAGTATTTGCACCGTCAAAAGTCTTTGGAGTTCCAAGTTGAACTGTGATAGGTGCTTCTAATCCCTGGTTATTTCCAGCAAAGGTCTTTGCAAGATTTGCTAGTTGGAAAGTTCCTGTCATTGAACTAACAATGTCAATAGTGGTTCCGTTTGGAATCTCACTTACAGAGAATGTTGCTGTAGAAGCACTGAGAGTTCCAGTTGATTTTACAAAAACAATTCCACGCGGATTAGTAAAGAAGTAGCCTGAACCCGCAACTACGTTGTAGTAAAGAGGAGTTCCAATAACAGCGTTTACAAATGTTTCGCCAGTCTGGTGTGAGACGGTAATTGTATCTTGTGATGTATCAACAGAGAGAATACTGCTTGTAATATTTCCAGTACTTGCCTTGTTATCGACATTAATAGGAAGGTAATTTAAAGTGTTTGAACCATCAAATGTTTGTGCAGTAGATGAGTTAGAAGCATCGAAAGACTTACCAGTTGTATTTGAAGAGTCGAACTCTTGAGAAATAGATGAGTTTAGGTTAAGGAAATAGAACGGAGTATTTAAACCAAAACCGTGTGGGCTATCTGTTTTAACTGTAAGCGTTGAGATAGTTCCTGCATCTGTTTTAATACCTTCAGAGTCTGAAATTCTAATTTGAGAACCCTGGAAAAATTCACCTGTAATAACAGATGTGTACAAATCTTCGATAGAAGCAGTTTGTGCTTGGTTTTGCTTACATAGATAAGTAAAAGATGATGGTGTTGGAACTGAGTTAATAATAAAAGAACCGTTGGCTGTAAGAGACTTTGTTCCAGCAACGTTGATAGGAATACCCACTGCAAGTCCATGAGCAAGAGAGGTAATAACTTTAATTTCTCGAGATTGCTCTGTAGATAAAATTGATGCGATATTAGGAATAGTTGTATCACCGCTCTTTGAGAAGAACGATGGAGTGTTGTTAATAAGTTCAACAGTTTCCCACTTAGTAGGCTGTAGACCATATTCAAAGTCAGTATCAATCAGTGTTTCAGGTTGTGAAACACGGAGTTTAGTTACTGGGTCAATAAACTGCGATGGGAATTGGATTTCTCCGCCTACACCAGAAGAACTTGTACTTCCACCACTACTACCACCAAGAAAACCAGGCATTAGTTACGACCATCCTTCTCTGTAATCATCTTGCATACTTTACTAATTAATTTTGCATTTAACTGTGTAAACATCATGCTCCTAACCACCACATTGTAGATAGTGCTAATGAACCAGCCTGTCCTTGTGGACCTGTTGGACCAGAGTTTCCTGAAGCAACTTCTGTCCACGTACCGTTAAAGAATACGTAAGTTTTTGCGTTTTGAGTGTTAAACCAAGCATCACCTGGCTCTGCTTCTGCAATAGGAGGAGCACTCGCTGAAGCGGTGAACTGACCAACAGGACCAGTAGGTCCAGTTGGACCTGTCGGACCTGTAGGACCAACAACTGTTGATGCTGCACCAGTAGGACCAGTTACACCCTGTGGACCAGTTGGACCAGTAGGGCCACGCTTATCGTAGATAGCAATTACGCCAACTTGAGTTGCATCTTGAACGCTTCGGTAAACTAAGTTTGCGGGAGCATCAAGAGGAACTGTGTAGGTAATAATATTAGGAGTACTACCTGCATAGGCTCCTGTAGAAATGTTGTTTCCAACCATTCCAGGAATTGGGTTTGCGGTATCGGTTAGGTTGAAACGAATTGTGAAAGAGTCTGTGATTGGAACAGAACTTAAATCAAAGTAGTAAGTTTCTCCACGAACAACATCAAGTGTTGGTGTATCTCCTGGAATACCGTCAACTAAGAATTGTGTTCCCGCACCATTATTTGTAATCTTAAAGGTTGTTCCGTTACGTGCACCTGTTGGGCCTTGTGCACCAGTAGGTCCAGTAGCACCAGTCGGTCCAGTAGCACCAGTTGGACCAGTAACGGTAGAGGCAGCACCAGTGGCTCCAGTTGGACCTGTTGGTCCTGTAGCACCAGTTGGACCACGGAATGGTCCACCATCTGTCCATACGGAACCTGACCAAATATAAATGTTTCCAGAAGCGGTTACTAAGTAAGCATCACCAGTAGTGTTTCCACTTGCAGGAAGGTTAGCAACTTCAGCAACAGTTCCCTTAAGGTTAATAGAGGTACCAGCAGCACCAGTCGCACCAGTTGGTCCAGTTGCACCAGTCGCACCAGTTGGTCCAGTTACAGTTGAGTTAGCACCAGTTGCACCAGTTGGTCCAGTTGCACCAGTTGGTCCAGTTACAGTTGAGGCTGCACCTGTATCACCAGTTGGACCAGTCGCACCAGTTGCACCAGTAGCACCTGTAGGTCCAGTTACAGTTGAGGCTGCACCAGTTGGTCCTGTAGGGCCAGTAGGTCCTTGTGAACCTGTTGGACCAGTTACATTTGAAGCAGCACCAGTAGGTCCAGTAGCACCAGTTGCACCGTATGGACCAGTTGGTCCTTGAATGTTTCCAACGTTGTTCCATGTACCAAAGTTGGGTGGTGTTGTGTTTGGAGTCCAAACATATAAATCACCACTTGCAATTAAATAAGCATCGCCAAAATTTCCTGTAGGACGAGCAGCAAGTAATGTTGCTTGGTCTGCGTACTCACCCTTAATTGTTACAGCAGTTCCTTGTGCACCAGTTGGACCAGTAGGTCCTGTAGGACCTGTGCTACCTGTAGGTCCTGTAACTGTTGAAGCAGCACCTGTTGGTCCTGTGTTACCAGTTGGTCCAGTTGGTCCAGTAAAACCAAGTGCACCTTGTGCACCAGTCGGACCTGTTGGACCAGTTACATTTGAAGCAGCACCAGTTGCACCAGTTGGTCCAGTCGGACCTTGAATACCTTGAATACCAGTTGGTCCAGTTGCTCCTGTATTACCAGCAACACCAGATGCACCAGTCGGACCAGTTACACCTTGAATACCTTGTGGACCTTGAATACCTTGTTGACCTGTTGGTCCTGTCGCACCCATTGCACCAGTAGCACCAGTAGAACCCATTGCACCAGTAGGTCCTGTCGCACCCATTGCACCTGTTGGTCCAGTTACAAGAGAGTCAGCACCTGTTGGTCCAGTTGCACCTTGTGGACCAGTAAATCCAGTTAAACCTTGTGGACCAACTGCACCAGTAGGACCTTGTGGTCCAGTTGCTCCTGTTGCACCAGTC